GATCCAAGACCAGTGGAGGGTGTGTCTACTCACGGCGTGGTCAGGAGCACACTCTTTGAAAGCATCAGCCCACGCACTCACTTCTGGGTAGCGTCCATGACTGATCCATCTGTGGTGGACCTGTTACAAGATAAGGGTGCTCACCTCGTTGGCTGGCACGCCTTCTCTCAAGCTGTCAAAGGAGGTATCGAAGGATCAGGACAAGATGCACTGATGATCACCGGAGGGACCAACGCTGGTCTCAGGACCATTGGCATTGGACACACCATAGGGTTCAGGCAATTCCATCTCTATGGCTTTGACATGAGCCTTGGGAAGGACCCCTCTGAAGAGGACCAGAAGGCTCTGGATGAAGAAGGTAAGCCAAAGTATCTAAATGTATCTGTGGGAGACAAGAGCTTCTGGACAACAGGAGAGCTACTGGCAGGTGCACAGGACCTAGAGAAGTTGTTTAAGACCTGTAAGGATATGGACCTAGACCTACAGTTCAAGGGCGCAGGAATGGGTCAAGAGATATGGGATATTGAAAAACCAGAACCATGGAAGGGGTATCAACAATGGGGGATGTAATTAAGTTTACAAACTCAACAGTTCTAAACCCAGATGGTAGCTTGAATGAAGAGGGCAGAGAGCAAGCGTTGCAGCATTTGAAGAAATGTGTTACTCTTCTTGAAGAAAGAGTGAAAGAAGAAAGCATTGATGGTGCTGTCCTCCTTATGTTTAAGGACGGTGATCTGGCAGAGGATGTGATGGCTGGCAACATAAAGTCAACGTCACTTCTTTTTGTCTTAGAGTATATCAAGAATGATATAATAACTGGAGCAAATAAATTTACACAGGAGATACTGGACGATGATTGAAACTATTCTTATGCACAAGGCAGAAATTATTGAAGCAGTATTAGGTGTTGTTGTGGTGGCCAGTGTAATTGTAGGTGGCACTAAGACTCCTGATCCTGACTCTTGGTTAGGCAAAGCTTACAAGGTTCTTGAGTGGGCCTCTCTCACCTTTGGTAAAGCAAAACAGACTGGAGAGAAATCAGCTGAAAAGATTGAGGTCAAGGTAGCTGAAGGTTCTACGGAAAAAGTAGATGAAGCCAAAAAATGAGCATCCACTTGATGGACCGCACCCAACTGATTGACGCCTGATGCTTTCTCTCTTTGGTAACATCATAGGATTTATTACCAAGGTTATACCTATGCTCTTTGCTTATAGAGCAGGGAAGAAGTCTGCACAGGTAGATATACTAGAGAAAGAAGCAGAGATAGTGGAGAAAGCTAATGAAGTTGAAAGAAGGATTGACCGCATTAATAGTGATGCTGTCTCTGAGCAGCTGCATAAGCGTTGGGGCCTCCCAAAGTAACTGCAGTTGGGTGAAGCCCATCCTTGTACATGAAGAGGATGTCCTCACTCCAACCACAGCCAGAACTATTCTTACCCATAATGAAACATGGGCAGAGATATGCTCTAGGTAGAGATTTTAATCTCTCTAGGTTTTAGTTCTTCTGGTAGGAAATGTTTGACTTCAATGGTCAGTAGACCGTTCTTGAACGTGGCATCTGTCACCACGTAGTGAGGTGCAAGGATAAACTTCTTACTAAAGTTTTTAGAAGAGATACCCTTGTAAGTCATGTGCTTTTCAGTTGCCTCTGAGTCTTGCTTCTCACCCTTGATGGTAAGTTCAAGGTTCTCTACAATGACAGAGATATCATCCTCTTCCCATCCAGCAAGAGCAATCTCCACCACATAGTTTTCACCGTCTTTGTATACGTTATGAGGGGGATACTTGTTATCTTCATAACTGATGTTGTTGAGAGCAGAGACTAGGTTGTTCATGCCTAGCATTCTGTCAAACATAGCAGAGGTTAATTTATTAGAGATAGATAAGTTATAGTCATTCATAGTACTACACTCCTTTTCAGCAAGTTATAAGAGACCCGACAACTCGGCATCTCAGTTAGAATGTAGAGAACCAAAAGCATTCTCTACTATATTACGAATAATACCATATCTTATATGTAAAGTCAACTAAAATCCACATCACCGCCTAATTCTTTTACTAACTTTACTAAATGTCCATGATCCATAAGTAGATTTATAAGTGCCTGTCTAGGAACTTTTACTTCTTTGGCATTCTTTCTAGCTTTGTCTGCTGCTAGATGTAGTGTATCAAAGTCCTCATCAGTTGTGTATAACTTCACCGCCTATCTCCTATGTTGTTGGCGCTCCCGGCAGGACTTGAACCTGCAACCTACAGATTAGAAGTCTGTTGCTCTATCCAGTTGAGCTACGGAAGCTTTACTTAAAGTGACAATGGATATAAGAGCGCATTCCAAGAAACAGGAAAACATTTTTCACACTCTACATCTATCAGAGATGCAACGTCTCTGGTCTCTTCCTGTACATCTAACTTAACCCTGAGAGAACACACTCTGGCAAAGGCAGCAAGACTACCTGTCCAGTACCACTCAGTGAACATACTCTGGGGGAGAACCATCCTTGCCATCTCTGGTGCTACACCTTTTCTGAGTAGGTCATCGTAAGCCCACATACACCTTCTAATTGCTTGTTCATAATTATCTAATAGAGACGGTCCTGATTTTGTAGCAGGGTTAATATCAATAACCTTATCTGAACTGCCCTGCTTCTTGTTCTCTGGCTTACCTCTCCAGTATTCTGGGAAGTAGAACTCTGGTTCATAGTCAACGTATCTCCTGCTGATCTCGTTCCAGACTAGCCCCACCTGATGTTTACCAAGTTGTCTGGCCACAAAGATAGGAGCCTTGATCCTGAACTGAAGAGAGGTGTGGGCAAAGGGTGTCCAGTGGTTGTGCTTGGCAAGGTAAGCTATCAACTTCTCATCTGATTCTTTTAGCACATCTCTGACAGGTCCAGCAGGAGTGATGTTCTCCCAGTCTGATTCCTTGTTGAAGGAAACTCTGGCAGCGTTTACCACTGAGAGGTCAGAACCCATGTGGTCTATCAGTGTGACTTCCATACCGTTCATTCTACTAAACATCCTCCGCATACAGTGTTGATTACAGCTGCACCTATAACATAGGCAACGTAGCTAGTCAATACTAAACTTATAATAATTGTTAGCCAGTCTCTCTCTTTCACTCATGCTCTCCACCGGGGTCTCCCTCTGAGTAAATTATTTTCTTACCTTTGTACCATTGATAGCGGCTTCTAGAGGGAGTATGATATTTCTTTACAAAGTTAAAACTGTTAGGACTTCTTCTGGCAGTTTCAAACGTGCTCACAGTTATGACTATGGCAGCTATAAGAACGGTGTGTGCAATAAGAGTATATCCAAAGAATAATAAATCTCCTATCATAATTGAGAATGTAATACACCACATCCAAGCAAGTGTCTGTAGAACTAGATGTCTTACCTGCAAGTCCTTTATGTTTTTCAAGGGATTTAACTCTGCGTTCATCACACCGTCCCAACAATCAAATATAAACTGCCTCATTTCAGTGACTCCGTTGCCTTTGAATCAAAACTATCTGTAAACCCAAAGTCAGAAAACTCTTTAACAGGGTTTAGATAGGTAAGAATAATATCACAGGCTTCCATTATACCTCCATCAGCGGTGTCTTTTTTGATCTGTTTTAGAAAGGCGCAGGTCAATGACTCTGCCATATCTTCTTGCATCTCAACTATATACGATGTCATTCTCTTACACTCCTACATTCTTTTTAAAACAGTTGATACTTTTAACAGGAACATCAGGTCCATACTCTAACCCAGCAAACTCTTTAAGCTCTGCTAGATTATTGTGTATGTGTTCATAACAATGTTCTATTCTTGAAAACTCTAGCACCTTACCGTGCTTAAAGTTTACCTCCAGAGCATCTTCAACAGCAGCAGGGTTCAGAAGAAACATTATAATTACTATTTTGTACATGATCTTTATGCTCCTATGTCTACAACTTCACATACACCACCAGTGCAAGCCAGTTCCTGTGATCCACTGGTTGTGTCACCCCTCTCATATCCCTGTAGCTCTGTCCAGTCAATGACAGGCGGCATCTTCTTTATCATACCACCATAGATATCTTTCTCAATGTCCTGATACGGTGCCTGCTTGTAGGAGTGATCAGAGAAAGGGAGGAAGGATATACCAGAGAGAGAATCAAAGTGCTCCCAGCACCATGAACCCACAGCTAACCACTCATGCTCCTTGACAGAGATCGTAACAGATGGCTTGTGCTCACAGTAGTTGTCAGCAATCTTGAGCCACAGTTCCAGCTGCTCAATGGCACTCATGTCATACCTGCACACAGCACCCTCTGGGCTTTTCATAGGGAAAGAGAACACAGTTACACTGTCAGGTGCAGTGAAGTCTGGCTCTGATGGCACACCCTTGTCTTTGAGGAACATGGTCAGTGGGTCCTTGTTATCACCTCTGACTGTCCTGACATAGAACGGGTTATGTCTTGCATGGATACCAGACGCTGCGTCAACAAGCTGAGACACAGTGCCAGAAGGTTTGACACAGGTGACCGCTGCACTCTGTTTGATGCCTAGCCTCTCTGCCAGCTTCTTGTTAGTCTTAACAGCCATGTTTCTCAGTTCTTGCAGTGTCTCTGGCTTGGCATTGTACACAGCAGGGCAGTCCATGATACCTGTCAGTGACACACCTAGCAGACGCTCCTCCTCTGTGGTATCCTTCCAACGCTTACGCAGGTAGCCAAAGTCTGTCAGGGTGGACTGGAATGTGCCTAGTATGGTGGCCAGCCTGATCTTTTCTTTCAGCGTAGCCACGGTGTCATCTGCTCTGCAGATAACCTCTGACAGATTACAGAACTGGTAAGGGCGTAGGATGATCTCACAGCAGGGGTTGGTGCCAAAGTCTACGTCTCCATCACGCCTACCGTTGGACGCTGCCTTCTCCTGTGCAGATGCACGGTTGAAGATGCCACGTTCTCCGCTCTTGCTCTCGTACAGGGAGAGCCACTCCTTCATAAAGATACCCATGTCAGGCTTCTCTGTGTAGCAGACAGAGTTGTTGGAGAGTGCACGTTGTTGATTATCAACCCACCAGTCTCCGCTCTTGGCCATACGCATACGCTCATCTGTAAGGTTGGAGAGTGAGATCAGAGCAGACCTTCTGACGCCTCCTACCACTACCACCTGACCGACCTTGCACATGATGTCATGGCACTCTATGGAGGTGAGCTTACGCCCCTTGGCTTTCTTGAATGTTTGAATAGTAAAGTCAAACAGTTCCTCCAGAGGTGCAGGACCAGAAGCCCTACCGCCAAACACTTTCAACCGCTCACCAGCAGGGCGTATCTTGCTGGTGTCAATCTTGGGTATACGGTTGGTATAAAGAAGAGAGATAAGATCACGCAGACCTCTGGCCCAACCTTCCTTGGAGTCAGCAACAGAGATCACATCGTCTGTGTTTTCAAACTCTTGATCAGGTATGGTGGGCAGACTATTGATATACTGACGCTCAACAGAGAAGCCTACACCTGTGCCGTTCATCAAAATGTACAGGCACTCGTCAAAAGAACGGGGTGAATCAACAGGAAGATAAGAACAGTTATACCCTGCCACGTTCTCACGCTTGAGCGCAGGACCAGCTGTCATCAGTGCTCGCATAGAACCAAGAACCTTGAGCGTGAGCATTGCACTTCTTAGCTCTTCTAGTTCTTTTCCAAAGAGATCATAGCTGTAGTTGTCACCAAGGTGGCGTACCATAAAGGACAGATACCTGTCAACTGTCTCTTCCCATGTCTCTCTCCGCTGTTCTTCGTCTAACCAGCGTGAGTACCGGGACATATGGATGAATGATTGATAGTTAGTTGGTAGAGTTATCTCTCCATTCGTCTTGGTCTGGGTCATGTTCTATAATCTCCTCTATGTCTTGGACAAAATATTCAAACTTCTTGACCGCTATCTCACAGGCACCGTCCCATATCTTTGCCACGGGTTTTCCCTCAAAGATTATGTAATCGTCACTTATGTAGAGTCTGGGTTCCATGTGGAGTGCACCTCTTGAGAAAGCAGGATGTTATCTTCTTCAGTGGTCATATCATATTCAAGCTGAAGAATCAAGTCTGCATAGTGTTTTACCTTGAGAATATCCATGGCACCTTCACCCTTGGTGCGGTGGCGGGTAATATATTTTACTATGTTACCCTCTAGGAAACCAAGCTTGTTGGCATGAATATATTCAACGGGTTGGATTCTGCACTCTTTGTAGTGCGTACCACCCACCTGACTCTCTGTAGGTTTCCTCTGAATTTTCATACTCTTTCATCTCCTCTTTAATCGTTGGATCGTGTAGAATAGCGTTGATCCTTTTTCGTATAAACGTAACTTCTTTTGTATCTATAATCTTTTTTGCATAAGATGTCAAGGCCTCTGGTTCAATTCCTGCAAGAAAACATACAGTTTCTTTATCTTCTGCCGTTACTCCTACCTCAGAGGTGAGCCATGACCTTGCCTGTTCTCTGGTCAAAGATGTATAGGTACTGTCATTTACATGATTAGGTTTAGTAGCATCCAGAAGCTGCTGAAGAATAACACAAAGGAACAGAACTCTCTCAGGAGAATGTGCTTCATGTATACCCTCATCTAGTACAGAGTCAAGAGCAAAGGAAGAACCCTCATAGCTACTTCCCCATGTCACTGGTTTGTTCTCCTACTCTTTCTACTTTTACTATGTCCTTCACTCTTTTTCTATAATATTTTTTACCTTTAATAGTTTTCATGGGTTTTTTGTTTACAAGTTGTATTAAGT